AAAACACAAAATAATTCATTAGATGAAATGCTTTCAATGACTAAAGCTGGGATGACACCGGCCGAATATAACAATATAGTCGGCTCTACACCACCTTCAACATCAGCAAAGATGGCATCTCAATTAGGAATGCAAGATAGAGCACTACCTGGAATAGATATTTCACAGTTAGACTTTGTAAGTAAAGCAAAAGAGGTGCTAGATGCATCTTATAANAAAGATAAAGTAAGAATACAGTAATATGGCATTTGAAGTTAGAAAAATAAACCCTTTAGATTTACAACCTAGAAAAGCAGTTGGGATAAACTTACCGTTTACCAGTAAGACAGCGTTTAGTTCTAACTATCAAACTAAAGATGCTATTAAGAACAACCTTATTAACTATTTCTTAACTGGTAGAAATGAAAGATATTTAAATCCATTATTTGGATTTGGACTTAGAAGCGAGTTATTTGAAAATATTACAGAAACAAAATTGGACGCACTCGATGCTAAAGCAAGAGAAGCTTTAAGAGTTTACTTTCCAAAAGTTTTACCAAGAGAAATAAAATTAACATCAGACCCTGATATGAATACAGTTGGATTCTATCTTGCATATTCTATTGCTGATACAGGAATTGATGATGAATTGTTAATAAACGTATCAACATAATGGCAGAGACTAGAGACATAAAATATATAAATAAGAACTTTGACGACTTTAGAAGTCAGTTAGTTGAGTATGCTAAGTCATACTTCCCTGATTCTTATAATGACTTTTCACCAACATCACCAGGATTGATGTTAATAGAAATGGCTTCCTACGTTGGGGACGTAATGTCCTTTTATCAAGATACACAATTACAGGAAACCTTTCTTCAACACGCTAAGAACCCTGCTAATCTATATTCTTTAGCTTATATGATGGGGTACCGTCCTAAGGCTACAAACGTAGCTGAAGTTGAATTAACTATAACACAGAATGTTGATGCAATAGGACCTAAAGCTAAACCGGATTTTGATCAAGCTATTACTATTGCTGAAAACAGCACAATAAAGTCTACAACACAAGACCAGACTACATTCTTAATAACTAACAAAGTTGATTTTAACTTTTCTAGCTCATATGATCCTACTGAAATTACAGTAAGTGCATTGACAGACGGTCAACCTTCTGAATTCCTTCTTAAGAAAACAACAAAAGCATTTTCAGGTAAAGTAAAATCTATACAAGAATCATTTACAACATCAGAAAAATTCGCTACACTTTCAATAGAGGAACCAGATATAGTAGGCATATTAGATATAACAGATAGCGACGGTAACTTATGGTATGAAGTTCCATTCTTAGGACAGGATACAATATTTGTAGGAGAAAAAAATATAACAGAAGATAAAGCTCTAGCACCTAATGTACTTAAATTAAAAAGAGTACCAAGAAGGTTTGTAACAAGACTAACCTCAACAGGTGTTTTACAAATACAATTTGGAGCAGGTATAAGCACAGAAAATAACGAAGAATTTTTACCTGACCCTAATACAATAGCATACCAAACAAGAGGTGAGTTACCTAGACTTGATGTAGCTTATGATCCATCTAATTTCTTATTTACGAAATCATACGGATTAGCACCCTCTAATACAACTTTAACAATTAGGTATATTGTCGGAGGAGGAGTAAAAGCAAACGCTCCTGCTAACACGATAAATTCTATAGATGTAATTACAGCATCAGCGAATGATTCATCTAAAGTTTCATCGTTAGTATTTAACAACCTAACTCCTGCTTTAGGAGGAAGAGATGGAGATACTGTAGAAGAGTTAAGAGAGAATAGTATAAGATCTTATGCAGAACAAAAAAGAGTTGTAACACTCCAAGATTATGCAGTTAGATCTTTATCCTTACCNCCACAGTACGGCTCTATAGCTAAGATATATGCAACCCAAGACCATACAGAGTCTAGTAGTAAATCTGCTTTAGGTATGAATAGTTTAGCATTAGCACTATATGTACTTGCGTATGATAACAACGGACATTTAGTTCCTGCATCTAAAACACTAAAAGATAATATTAAAGGATATTTATCTGAGTATATGATGCTTACTGACGCAGTTGATTTAAAAGACGCTTTTGTAGTTAATATTGGAATTAAGTTTGAAATTATAACACTTCCTAATTTTCAATCAAGAGATGTACTATTAAAATGTACAGAAAAATTGAAGTCATTGTTTGCTAAAGATAAATTAACAATAAACCAACCTATTAACATATCATCACTCTATACTCAATTAGATAGAATACCAGGAGTACAGACAGTGAAGAGTATAAAATTAGACAATAAAGCAGGAGGTAAGTACAGTGAATACGGATACGATACAAGAGGAGCAACAAGAAACAATGTTCTCTACCCTTCTTACGACCCTTGTTGTTTTGAAGTTAAGTTTCCTAACAATGATATAGAAGGTAGAGTAACAACATTATAGAATGGCAATATACAGAATTTACCCAGAAAAAGACGCAACAGTCCTTAGTAAACCTAATGTAGCAGGAGTATATGGTAATGCTGGATTAGATGAAATATTAGAACTTCGTTCATACCCTGATGATGATGGAATAGGACGTTCAAGCCGGATACTAATTAAATTTTCAGATGATGATATTTCTAATGCATTGTCTTCAAAGATATCCGGCTCCTATTCTGCCTCATTACATATGTATTTAGCAGATGCAGCTCAACTACCTACAGCATATACTATAGAAGCTAGCCCAATAAGTAAACCATGGATACAAGGTACCGGTAAACTTGGGGATACCCCTATTAATACTACTGGAGTATCATGGACAGTAACTGGTGGCTCAACATTATGGAATACACCAGGAGGTGATTTCTTAGAAGGATCTAAAACTACATCACAGTTATTTTCTCTCACAGCTGATTTAGATATTAATTTAGATGTTACTGGGTTTATAAATTCTGTAGAAAGTAAAGAGATAGATAATCACGGACTCATAGTTAAGTTTAATGATAATCAAGAAAATGAAACTACATCTTCAATTAATTTAAAATACTTTGGTAGTAATAGTAGTACAATTTTCCCTCCTTACTTAGAGTTTAAATGGGAGGATAGTAAATATGACAGCGAACTTACTGAACTTACAACAGATATATCAACGGTAGGTATTAAGAACCATAAAGAAAAATACATTGACTCAGAGATAAGCAGATTTAGACTTTCAGCTAGACCTAAATACCCAACAAGAACATTTAGTACAGGTTCAATATATAAGACAGAATACAAACTACCTGAGAATTCTTGCTATGCAATTAAAGATGAATATAGTGAAGAAATGATTATTGATTTTGATAGTACCTATACAAAAATAAGTGCTGATAATACTAGTAGTTATTTTGATATTCATATGGATACTCTTCAACCAGAAAGGTACTATAGACTACTAGTAAAGACTGTATTGGACGGCAGTACAGTAGTATTAGATAATAAAAATGTATTCAAAGTCGTAAGGAATGGGTAACAATATTAAGATACAAAAAACAGTATATACAAAAGATTCTTTTGGAAAAGTTGTAGATAGAGAATTTAAATCGTTTATTACTGAAGAAGAAGAGGTAACAATAAAGACAGTAGAGCAGTTTTTTAAAGACTATGAAGAGTTATATTTAGATATACCACTTGAAGGAGAAGGTAAATCTCATAAGTACTTGATAGAAAGAAGTAGTGAGTTAGTAGAAATACAAGAAGCCTTATTAGATATACAGCCTCTATTAGATGAAATAGCAGAATTAAGAGATCAGCTTTTAGAAGCAAACAAAAAAGTAGTAGATTTAGAAATATCACTTGCAAATACAAAAGCTGGAATAGACGATGGCGGGAACTAAATACATAGTAAACCAAGTAGAAAATGTAAACTACGAATCTAAATCCGAACTTAAAGTTAAGGATAAAGATTTAGTAGGTCCGTTTTCTATAAATAACCTTTACAATAGTAGTGTTGATTTTATCGACCTGCATTTCTATACATTAGATCGAGTACTTCTTAAGTCTCAAGTAAACTACGTAGGAGCAAGTCAATCTAGTTTGTCTGCAGGAGCAGGTAAATCAGGAGCATCTAATCTAGAAATAAACCCAGCAAACGATGCAGCAGCAAATGGGTATAGGAATGGAGACATATTACTAAGCTATAATTTCTTTTCAGATCTATTCTCTGATTCAACTTTACCTAAAAAATTCTTTTTAGAAGAGACTTCTAGTGATAATACAGAAATAAGATTACTCACTTTAGAGATGTCTAATGAAGACTTAGATCTTAGAGTGCAGCAAATAAAAGCAAAACTAGAGAATAACTCTTACTTCTCAGATTTAAAATTAGACTTCGGTAAAAATAATATATATTCTATAATTAATATAGATGTACAGGAATACAAAAATAACGTTTCTCTTGTATTAAAATTATATGAGCCACTACCAAATACATGGGAGAAGAAATCTCTTTGTAGAGTCTTAGAAACAATAGCAGATACAGTTAGCTTTACCGTTAATACAGAGATAATTCCTGATGAGATTAAAATACCATCACTTAAAGGTCCTAACTTTGATGTAGAGCTTTCTAAAGAGAATAATAATCCAACAGAGTTCTTCAACTACGACGAATTATTTAGCTTTCCAGTAACAAGTTCATACTATTCTCTATACTCAATGTTTAACGAGAATAGTGCTCAAATTAGTATTAACCACTCAGACTACTCTGACTTTATACATTTCTCATCAGCAGAAGAAAGACTTCGTAACTTTAAATATAAGCTTGAGTTAATTGAGTCATACGAAAATAGTATTGCTACAATAGAGAGCACAGGATACGCTAAGATAGGTATATCAGGAAGTAGAGAATACTATAACGGACTACTTAAAGGAATTGTTGAAAACTTTGATCACTACGATAGGTTCTTATATTATGAAAGTGGTTCTCATGCTTGGCCTAAATCAAATAATAAACGTCCACATACCAACCAGCAAAGCAATACCGCTGAATCAGTTGAATGGTTTGCAAAGCAGATAGAACTAGCTGATGTATATGATAACTTAAATGACGATGTATTAACTAATACACTTCCTTTATACGTTAGGGATGATGAATCAAATGAACCTGTTATTATGTTTACTCATATGATAGGTCAACATTTTGATAACCTTTGGATATACTTTAAAGCAGTTTCTGATAAGTACGATGCTGACAACAGGTTAGACTTTGGTATTTCAAAAGATTTAGTTAGAGATGCAATTGAAAGTTTCGGTTATAACTTATACAATAGTAATAAAAGTCTACAGAATCTATTCTCAGCATTCGTTGGGGAATCGTATGATTCCGGAAGTACAGGAGAAGTAATTAATAGCTATAGGCAGATTACCTCAGGAAGTGGATTAGAATATCTTCAACCAATGCCTGAAGATAACTATCAGAAAGAAGTATATAAACGTATTTACCATAACCTTCCTTATCTAACTAAAGCTAAAGGTACTCATAGAGGATTAAGAGCTCTAATTAATTGTTTTGGAATACCAGAGAACCTATTAACAATAAAACAAAGAGGTGGAGAGCAGGTAGATACAGGACAGTTCTTCTCTATTCAACAAGAAGTTACTAGTTCATTAGATAAACTAAGATTAGAGAATACCGGTTCGATAGTTACAGGTAGTACACTTTCTCTTTATACAAGTATAGCAAGAAAGGAAAATAAGTTTACTGACGATTTACATGAAATAGAGGTAGGGTTTGATATTGCACAACCTACTAATGATGTAATAAAATTAAAGTATAGCGGTAGTTATAATTATGACGACTATATAGGTGACCCAAGAGAATCAAACTCAGATAAATACTACCTTCTAGATAAATTTTGTGAAGAAACATTTGACAGAGATTTTTCACCTTATAACTTCTGGCAATGGGTAGTGCTAAGATGGGAAGATACTGACAAAGATGTAAGAGGTAATATAGTTAAAGATCGCTGGAAATGGAATGATGAACTCGCAAACTATAGAGAACCTACAGACTATATTAGATTAATAAAGTTTTTTGACAACGTAATATTTAGATTAGTAAAAGAGTTTATTCCTGCTAGATCTAGTGCTACAACCGGTGTTATAGTACGTTCACATATTCTACATAGAAGTAAAGCTAAACAGGTACAGGTATCGTACAGAGATGAATTGATTACCGGTTCTATAAACCTACTTAACATTACAGGATCAAGCGGTGATGCTTTTGGTAAAGCAAATAAAAACCCGTATACAACCAACTATGATAGTACCTTTATCTCTCCAATAGGTGAGATACCGAGGAACATGACTAGTGAAGAACCTCGAATGACAGGTGAATTTAGCGGATCTACTATAGCAGTAACTAAAAGAGGAGAATTAAATAGAGCAAATCTATTTAAAAGTCAACAGCAACCTACTATACTCTTTAACGTAAGAGCATTTAATCAAGCAAATATCATACCTCTAGCATGTGACATTTCATTAGAAGTTACAAGTTTAGGAGAATATCTAATGTTTTCCAGTCGGCATAGATGAAGGAGCAGGATCTATTGGTATAACCTATGAAGATATCTCAGACAAAGGAGAAACAAGCACGATAAGAGAGTTAACATACCCTTTTAAAGATAGCGATAAAGAAATAGGAGATATCCAAGCGCATGCGAATGTACAATGGGGAGAGTTTATA